AATATTACAAGAAAGAATACAGTTAAGGGAGAAGAATTTAATATGAGCAAATACATAATTAATTACAAAATGGAGTTCAAGACAAGACCAACTAAAGCAGAAGTAGAAAGTAAAATGTTTGAACTTATTAGAGATGGTTTTACTTTACGGACAATGGAAGAACAAGACGAATATGTAAGGGCAAAAGAAATAAGAGAAAAGAAAAGTGGCTAAAAAAAAAGAAGGTATAAAATTAATTTACAAAGCAGAGGAGTACTGGCGTAACTTCGTACATATGAAACGTTGTCATGTGTGCGGAGAAGTAGCAGAACATTATTACAAGTTTAAATTTTATTGTGAAAAACATTACAGAATAGAAAAAAATAAAAGAGGAGTATAATGACTGATATTTATAGCTTACAATTTGACCCACACAAATTATCACACCAACAAGAGCAGTTGGGTTTAGAGTATAGTGATAACGACACAGCACTTGAGATATTAAAAAAGGAAGAAAAATTGATAGTAGCAGAATTAACACTTCACTATTCAAAAAACATAAAGTATAAAAATACAAGTGAATTACAGAGTTATATACACTCTGACAAAAGATTTAGAGATTTTGTTGATAGATACAGCAAAACTTTAAAAGTTAGGAATCGTTCTAAAGTTAGATACGAAACCTTTAAGACCTTCAGAGAAGATTTAAGGAGTAAATCTATCAATGAAGTACAACTGGCAAAACACAACATTTAATAGAAAGGAGTATGTTATGAGCCAACCAAAAATAAAAAAACTATCACAGAAAGAAATGATATTACAACATTTGAAAGAAGGTAAAGGTATTACAAGTTTAGATGCCTTACGAAAATTCGGTTGCTTCAGATTAAGTGATAGAATATTTGTATTAAGAAAAGAAGGTAATGATATTACCACAAACTATATCACTAAAGGTGGTAAAACTTTTGCTGAATATATTTTAGAAGAAAATAAACAGGGAGAGTTTTAAATGACAAAATTAACTGATGAAGAGTATTTAAATAAAGTTTGTAAAGAAAACAGATTTACTATTAAATTTAAACAAGTCAAAACTGGTTCATCAAAAAAGAAATATGTAAATTGTATAGTGAATATGGAAGATTTAATTAAATGGAGGTTAAAATATGGTATTTCACAACAAGATATGGTCACAATAGGTATGATGGGTATGAACCTTAGAAAGTTACAACAATTAGAGGAAAATGAAACTGCATTAATTGGTCACCAAGTTATGAGAAAAATACGAATGAATAATTTAGTTGATGTAGAATTTATTGAAGAAGAAAATCAAAATGCGTGAGTATAGAGGTCTTATTATTGGGATAATTGTATTTGCAGTAGCGATACAGTTATTTGGTGGCTTATGATAGAGCATTTTAAAAAGTTTGATACTAAAGATAAAAAAAGTATTTTACCATTATCATTTAGTCAGCTAACAGAGTTTGCATTTAATAGAGAACGCTGGGCGTTGAGAAGAATATTTGGTTATGAGTTTGATACAAACCCAGCAATGCAAAGAGGAAGTGTTGTAGAAAGTGGCTTAAATATGTGGCTTAACGGAACAGATCAGAAAGAAGCAATAGATAAGATGCTTAATGAGTATGATGATAACTGTTCTGGTTTAGCTGGTGACAAGGTAGCTAGTGAAAGAGAAAACCTTGTTCCATTATTTAATGAAGGAGTACAAAGACTAACTAATTATGCTTTCAAATGGGATTTAATAGGTTATCAAAACAAAATAGAAATGGATATAGAAGGAATACCATTAGTAGGCTTTACAGATTTTCAATTTGAAGATAAGTCAACTAAAGAAAATTTTTACGTTGATCTAAAAACTACTTTGAGAAAACCAACTGGCATTTCATATTCTCACGCAATGCAACAAAGTATATACCACCAATGCACCAACGCAGAACAAAGATTATGGTATTTAGTTTGCAAAAAATCTGGCACAGAGTTTTATGAATACAGCTTAGACGACTACCAGAAACCTATGAAGATATGCAACCATATAGTCAAGGTAATGGGTTCATTTTTGCAAAAGGTAGATACCTTAGATGATGTTAAGAACTTGCTGATTCCAAACCCAGACGACTGGATATGGAAAGAGGAAGCAGTACAAAAAGCTAGAGTTGAGGTTTGGGGGTATTAATTACCCCTTTACCAAAATCATTATTTAGGTTTAAAATAATATAAGGAGAAAATTATGACATTTATAAGTAAGGAAAGTAAACCACAAGAAAAACTAAAAGCATGGTATTTATTTACTGAAGATTTTGTTGCTGGAACAATGAGTAACACAGCAGTTGAAGTTGGGGTGTATATAAGATTGTTATGCTGGAACTGGAACAAGAGATGCCAAGGTATACCAAAAGATAGCAACACATACTATAGAATAGCAAACTGTATCACAGAAGAAGAAAAAAAGGCTTGTGAAACAGTATTGAAACAATTTTTTGTAGAGGTTCAAGATCATTACCAGAATGAAAGACAGCTACAAGAGTATTTATTTATCACTAAAAGAATAGAAGCATCTAAGATAAATGGTAGGCTTGGTGGTAGACCAAAAAAACCTAGACAAAACCCCCCTACCCTAACCACTACCCCTACCATTAAACCTAAAACCAAAAAGAAAGATAATTTTCCTTTATTTTGGAATGATATATCAAATAAAGTCAGTAAGGGTATAGCAGAAAAGAATTACAAATCTTTAGATGCAGAATGGCAAAATAAACCAGTAGAATTAGCAGAAATGTATAATAAGTATTACCACAGCATAGAAGACAAACGTTATGCCAAGCAACCAGCATACTGGATATCAGCTAAGAAGTATGAAGATCAAGAAGCTAAAATAGAAAACAAATCTGGAGAAGTATATCCTTTAAGATTAAAAATGTTTAAACAAGCAATAGAAGATAAAGATAAAAGTTCATTTATCACTAGTTTTGCAAACCAACATTTTCCAGATGTACAAAGAGCAATTAAGGAAGGAGAAATAACTAAAGAAGATGCAGTAAAGTATTTAAACATGGGTAACAGATTATAAAATATGCTAGAGGTACAAACATACCTTGATAATGGTTTACCAGTACTGTATGCTCATTTAAACCAGACTAAAAATGGATTTACTATGGCAGATAGGTTCAAAGACGATAAAACAAAGCAAGATTACACTTTTTACAGTATGAGTAAAAAGACTGATAAAAAAATAAATATGACTAAATTTATGTATTGTATCAAATGTGCTAGTGAACCTATTATTGCTGTAGATAATGCAAAAGAATATATTTGTAATAAATGTATAGAAAAAACTTTATCTGAAAAATGGAATATCAGAAACAAAAAATAGAATTGTTTAAAAAGCTAATATGTGAAATAGATATTAGCAAGTATGATCAAAAGGAGTTTAACAAAATAGTAAATCTTATTTATCAAGATATATTTAGAATAGAATAATGGCTAGACCTAAAAAATATCATATAGATTTAGAACAACTACAAAAGTTAGCTAAATTTGGTTGTACAAACAAGGAGATGGCAGATTTCTTTGGGTGTTCAGCAGACTTACTTGAAAAGAGTTATTCGGATATTCTGACAAAAGGTAGAGCAGAGCAGAAGATGAGATTAAGACAGCTACAATGGAAGTCAGCAGAAAAAGGTAATGTAACTATGCAAATATTCTTAGGTAAGAACTTATTAGGTCAACAAGATAGAATAGAAGAGAACCAATTAGAAGAACCATTAGTATGGACTAATGATTGATGCCATTAACTGAACCACAGAAAGCAGTCACTAATTCTAAAGCAAGGTTTAGAGTATTAATTACTGGAAGAAGGTTTGGTAAAACATATTTAGCAATAAACGAAATAGCCAAGTATTCAAGTCAACCTAATAAAAAGGTATGGTATGTAGCTCCTACTTACAGACAAGCAAAGGCAATATGCTGGAATGTATTAAAAGAAAAAATGTTAGCACATAGATGGGTAAAGACTATTAATCATAGTGATCTTACTATTACATTAAGAAATAACTCAACTATTACATTGAGGGGGTCAGATAATGAATCAGCACTAAGAGGCGTAGGCTTGGACAAATTAATTATTGATGAATTTTCAGACGTAAACAAGACAGCTTGGTATGAAGTACTTAGACCCACATTATCAGATACAAACGGACACGCATTATTTTGTGGCAGTCCTAGAGGGTTTGGTAACTGGTCTTATGAATTATTTAAGATGGGTGAAACCAATAATGAATGGGAAAGTTTTAAATATACTACACTAGAAGGTCAGCAAGTAAGTGAAGATGAGATAGAACAAGCAAAACAGGATTTAGATTTAAGAACATTTCAGCAAGAGTATGAAGCAACGTTTGTCAATTACTCTGGAATGATATACTATAATTTTAGTAGGGAAAAAAACATAGTTGAGAAATACAAAGATAATAATTTGTTTTTGCATATAGGATTAGACTTTAACGTTGACCCTATGTGTGCTGTAGTAACTGTAATAGACAGAAACATAGTTACAGTAATAGATGAGATACAGATATTTTCTTCTAACACGAATGAAATGTGTGAAGAGATAAAGAACAGATACAAGCATAAAAATATCATTGTGTACCCAGACCCTAGTGCAAGACAAAGAAAAACATCTGCTGGTGGCACTACAGATTTAGCCATATTAAAAAACTTTGGGTTTGATGTAAGATGCAAGAACACAGCACCATTAGTTAGAGATAGAATAAATGCAGTAAACTCTAAGCTAAAAAATGTTGCTGGTAAAAGTAGTTTATTTGTTTTAAATACTTGTAAAAATGTTATAAAGAGTATAGAAAGACAGATATACAAAGAAGGAACTCATATACCAGATAAGGATAGTGGGTACGACCATATGAATGATGCTTTGGGTTACTTGATAGAATACAACTATCCTATAAGAAGAAATTTTGTACCAACTGAGCAAAAGAGGTGGAGTTAAATGGAAAGAGAACAATTACAAGAGAAACATCATTTATGGAAAGCTAACATAGAGAACTGGGAGTTTTATATTCGCAGTTACTTAGGTGGCAACGATTACAAAAACGGATATTACTTGCACAGATACATATTGGAATCACCAGAGGAATATGATGCAAGAATAAGACATACCCCATTAGACAATCATTGTAAAAATGTTGTGCAAATCTATACCAGCTTTTTATGGCGAGTTCCACCAACAAGAGATTATGGTAGCTTAGACGGAGATGAGCAACTACAGTCATTTATTAAAGACGCTGATTTAGATGGTAGAAGTTTTAATACAGTTATGAGAGAGGTGCAAATGAACGCATCTATTTATGGTAACTGCTGGGTAATTGTAGATAAACCTCAGACTAATGCAAAGACTAGAGCAGAAGAACTAGCTCAAGATATTAGACCTTATGTATCCATATATACTCCAGAGAACATTGTAAACTGGAATTACAGCAGAGCAAGTAGTGGTAGGTTTTATTTAGATTATTTAGTTATAGTAGAAGATATGACTTCTGAAAGAGCAATACTAAAAGTGTTTACAGAGGAAACTATCAGCACTTACGAAGTGGAAGAGTATGACAAAGAGTATGAAGAAGGAGATGTAAAGCTATTAGACGAAGTTCCTAATCCTATAGGAGTTATTCCAGCAGTAAATGTATACAACCTTAGAGGAAATAAAAGACCGATAGGTATAAGT